CAACCATAGCAAGAATGTTTGGTGAATGGGAAAACATGAATCCTAAAGCCGTTAGAAAAACAGCAGAAGAATTAATTAACAGTGATGATTGGATTCAAGTTGGGATGAATCCATACAGACATTCTTTCTTTTATGACAAAGAAACGATGAGGCCAATTATTTCAGCAGAAAAAGTATATCAAATAGGGCCATTAGTTTTAGCTAAAAGAAAAGGTGCAGTCTTTAGAGATAGAACACATGAAGATTTTATGACAGAAGCAGATGTCCCCTTTAGAAAAGGCGGTAAGCTAACAGCGCGAGGCATAAAGCACTGTGCATGACATCTACTTAGTTAAATGGCAGGATGCTACTGGTGGATCTAACATGGGCTGGAGGGAACTAAAGGAACTTAAAAGCCTTAGAACCTCTACAGTTATATCATGTGGTACAATCTTAGAAGATACTGAGGACTATGTAATCATATGTCCTCATTTTATTTTAGGAGAAGATAAAGAAATAACAGAGGGGGATGCGGAAATAGTTCTTCCGCGATCCTGGGTAATTGAAATGAAATGTATAGGAGAAGTTTAAATGGAGATAGATAAAGCTAAAATTAAAAGAGAAATCATTTTCTTTTGGGATGATTACAAAGTTACAATGCTTGCTAGTTGCGTAGCTTTTGTAGCCGGAGCCTTAATATTTTAAAATATTGGGCGTGTTTATTGCAGAGATCTCTTCTTCAATTGCACTATGAAGTTTATCAATGTCTTGTTTTACTTTTCTCATTGCTGTGCGTATTATTTTTTGATCGCCTTTATCCCTAAAGACTTTAGGAATAGCAGCGTTAGGTAACTCAGTCTTCTCAGAAACTAAGTTACCTTCTTTATCAATTAAAATTCTAAAACCTATAATGGTTCCTTCATTCTTATAACTCACATGAGTTCCCTACACAGGCTAATGTCTGTGAACCTTCAGTTGTATCTGTCTCTTCTTCAATGTCCCAATTAAATTCCGTTGGAAAATCTTTCATCTGTTTATCATATTCTTCTTTTGTAATCTGTTCATACGGAGCTTGCTCATATGTATGATCACTATAGGGAAGAAATGAAATGCCAGATACATCATCAAAGTTATTATAAATCCAATCGCCAATAGCAAGGAACTCATTGTCCCGATAATAAACTGTAATACTTGGTTTATGCTCACACCAATGCTCCTGATAAGTTTGCCATAATTCTAACTGTTCCATACCTGTCTGCTCAGAAGCGAATACAGCCTTCTTAGGAGCTTGCTGAGGAAAGCTAAAGACTTTAGTAGTGGGGGAGTTAACGTCTATTTCAGATGGCACATTAGCCTCGTCAAGTACCGTACACAGGGGGTCACGCGAGTCAGCACGTACTCTTCTAATGTAATATGGGGCATACCTACCGTGTATTCCACTAGCACTATTAACTAATTGAGATACCGTGCCGCTAGGTTTAACACAAGTAATAGCAGTTGATTGTTCAATGTTTAGTTTAGAAGCCCATTCTTTATTAGTTGCAATCGCTTCATCACGTAACCACTCCAACACCGTAGGTAAGTTCTTATTCTTTAAAGTCATTAAAGGGTTATCTAATATCCCAGTTAACGATACACCTAGAAGTGCTTCCTCAGCGGTGTTCTTTTCCCAGATTCTTCTAAGGTATCTGAAGTCTGTGAGGGTAGCTTGGAGAGTTCCCAAGATAGTCGCATTTCGTACTTTTCGTTTGAGATCTTCAACTGTATCGTTTGGTCTGACGACCACTTCTGACAGGTTGCAAAATTGATTTGGTCTGAGGATAATTTCACTGCAAGGGTTGGTTCCAAAATGGTACTCACTATCTCGTCTACCGTTTTTTGCAGCCTGTTTTTGACTTGCAGGGCGGCTAAAGATTCCACGTTCTCCTGATCTTGATTCATATAAACTACTCCATTCATTTAAAAAAGCCTCAAAGTCTGGCTTTTCTGTGTAACATGCTGAGTTATTTGCCAATGCTCTGTGTGGTGTATGATCTCCCCAGTTACCATGCTTGGCTCTACGTATTCTATCGTCCGTAAGATTACTTAAAGATATTAAAGCGGATCTACGTACACCACCAACAACAACTATCTGTGCAATCTTACAGCAAAGATCGTGGCATTCAAGGGATGTAAGTTTTCTTCCAGCTGCTCCTCTAAAAATTCCAACTGTGAAGTTGAAGAGGTCAATAAGAGGCTCCGGGCCGCTTGCCCTACCTCCGAAAGTTTTAAGTGGGGAACCCGAAGGTCTAACTCTACTAGCGTCCCATCGTGGTAGTTGGCCTGAATACAAAAGCGATACCAGTTCCCTATACGATTTCGCCCATCCAATTTTACTATCTGCGATGTGAATAACGGTTTCAGTCTCATGGAAATCCTCTGCTACGATTGGTAAGTTAGAAATATATTGGCGTTCAACACTGAAGCCAACGCCTGTACCACACATAAGTATATACATCATTTCATCGAAGGCTCTAGGGCTATCTATAGTAATGTAACTACAGTTAAAGCCAGCTACGTTGTCTCTATCTAATGCTTCACCAGCAGTCATTAAAGCTCTCATAGATGGCATAACTTCCATAGAAAAAATAGTATCAAACAAAGTTACTTTTTCTACGTCAGTAAGTTTAACTCCACGATCAACCCAGAAATTTAAATAACGATTAACTGTTTCTCCCCAAGTCTCTCGTCTTTTTAAATCAGGCAGGTAACGTGCATATCTACTTTTATGTATGTACTCTTGATAACTGTCCATTAATTCTCCTCAATATTATTTATGTCGTTAATGTTTAATTTGTACTTGTTACGTTTCTTAGGAGCTTTGAATTTACCTTCAGCAAATTTACTATGCTCTTTCTTTTTCTTATGTCTGTTAAACTTTTCAATGCGTTCTTGCTTTCTATCATTCGTCATCAAACCCGCCTCGCTTTGTTACATCTATCCAATCATCAGGTACACTATCTTCACTGAACCAACGAAATCCTTTAGACGATGCCCACTCACAATGAGATCTTTTAGTCCCATCTTTTCTTCTTGTTGCCTGTGGCATTGGTGCTTCAGGATTAGAAAATAAAAATACTAATTCAGTATCTTCGGGTAAAGCTTTAGCAATCCATACATATTTATTGTATTCGCTGTGATCCCAGAATCTACCTTTCGCTTCTAAGAATATAGTCTTATCTCCTATTTGTTTTACAAAATCTGGTTGATAATTATGTTCAACAATATATGGAACTTTTTCTGTATGGAATTCCCACTGATTAAACAGGCCAGTATGCAATTCATACTCCCAATTAGAATCATAACCAACAACTACATTCTTTTCAACAGGACGTTTAACTCGTGGTTTTCTACGCCCACTTTTTATTTTTGGTTTCAATGTAATGTTCCTTCTTGATTTATAAAATACTCATCAAGTTTTTGTTTTAGATCCATATAAAGTTGCTCACTAAATGGTTTACCTGATGAGATGTATCCAGCACAAATTAAAATAAGAATTTCTAATTCGGGAAGTTCTGTTCCTTCTGCTTCCATTGTTGTTCTTCCTTTTTAATATCAGCCAATGTTAAAGAAGTTACATCTAGGTTAGGCTTACGATCTACAATACGTTTGATCTTATTACTTATCCAACGTGGTGTATAAGCGGTTAACCATAACTGCCTGTTAGCGTATAGATGTGTTTGCTTAGGAAGATAATTAAAATAATTATTAAGTGTTATCTTCTCTGCTTCTTCTTTACGCAGCAAAGTCTTTAACCATTCAACGAATAGTTCATTGGACTTATCTCTTATTAATTTAGATTTCTTACCGTTCATTATAATATTTCATCAACTCGTGGAGTAACAACAACCTTCGTAAGATACTCAAGTTTAGTTGCATATTTAAAAGTTCGTAAGCCTTGTCCGTTGTTTGAATCTTTAAAGCATTCATACTTGTATGGACAATAGGCACAGTTCTTATGTATTTTAATATTACCTTTTCTTCCTACTGCTTCTGGCTCATAACAAAGGGCCGGAAGATCTTTAGAATCTACTGCTTTCTTTAAAGATTCTATAAGTGTACTGATGTTTGGCTTAGATAAATCTTCAGGCTTATATAAACATATATCTCCACCCTCTTTATTGATTACTAAGAAGCCACCTTTACAGGTGTCTTCGGCTTTTTCATAAGCCGCAAGCTGTGGTAAGTATCCGAAGGGATCATCACCATCAAGCCTTTCGTTACGGAACTTATTAAAGGCAAACTTAGATGCGGTCTTAACATCTACTACTTCACCGTCTATCTTACAATCCATGTGTCCTTTAATACCATCAAGGTCAACTTCTTTTTGCTCATCAGTAACCTTATGTCCGG